AGTTGTTAGCAAAAGTAACTGCGTTTTCATTGTTCAAGTTGTTCGGTAAGTTGGTATGTTAAGTAAATTGCGAGAAATAACCCAATAGCCTTTACGTGAAAAGTATTATCGTATATCATTCCAAAGGCTGCAATGTAGCCAAACACGAAATATAATATTGCTAAAACTTTGGTGTGCATTATTCTACAGGTATAGGTTCTGACCATTCTGCCGTCTGCATAAGCACTAAAGCTTGTTCGTGCGTTAAAGTTTGTAAAGGCACAACTGTACCGTCTGTTATAAAAGTTGGTTCGTGTTCGTCAAACCACTTAATTACAAACTCTGTTCCGTCTAAAGAATACCTTAAATATTCGTTGTTTTCTTCGGGTACTTGTGTAAAGTCTACTTTGTCAATATCCGTTGTTGAAATTATTGCGTAAACGTTAGGTAAATGTGACATATTTTTATTTTTTATTTATTCGTTTTTATGTTGGTACGTCAGTAGAGAACGTATTAAAAAAGACCATCGTTCCGTCATTACCTCCACTACCATTATCTGTTAATGTTGGAGCCGTATCACCATCACCACAACGCCACCAACTTAATGGATTTGTTGAAGAGATGTCAAAAGGTACTTGGCTACCATCCCAAACGTCTCCTATATTTATAACTGAATTCCATACCGCAAGTTCATCTAAATTGCCTTCAAACCTCCAAGCACCACCACCACTTGTTGCGCCGATAGTTGCTTCTGCCGAAGATGTGCTTCTAATTCCTGTGCTTAATGCAGTTGCAGTAAAAGGCGAACCACCATCAACATATAACTTTAAACCATCTGTGTTTGTTGTGCCGTCATAAGTCGCCAATAAATGGTGCCAATTTCCATCATTTGGCGTTAATCCACTACTTGAGACCATATTAAAACTTCCGTTGGTATTGTATACATAAAATTGCCAATTATTTGTACCTGTGCCCCTCCAACTTAGAGCCCAATTTCGCGCAGTTCCGCTTGTTGTATCTTCATTTAAAATCATTTGAATATTTGCACCACCACCGCCTGTGTTTGTTGTTGGTATTTTAACCCAAGCCGAAATGCTTATAGCGTTTGTTATGCCTAAACTTGTTGTGCCTATATTTACAAAGTCATCAACACCATCTAATAGTATAGACTTTGTATTGCTGAAAGGTGGCGTACCTCCTGTTCCTGTTATGTTAGTTTCTCCGCTTGGTGATAACGTTTGACTTTTACCCCAATTGATCGTATTATCTATTGCACCTTGTCCGTAGTCAATGGTATTATTTACTGCTGCTTGTCCAAAACCTATTGTATTTGCCATTTTCTTATGTTGTTATTTCTCCGAATAAATACCAAGTATTCGTATCTGTTTTTAATAGTGTTGCTTGTGAATACTGCGCAGACAAACTATCTTTTGCGCCTTCGCTTTTTAATGTTACACCGCTTACAGGTACTATTTGAACGCTTCCGCTATCGTTTTGTATTAGTTCAATTCGTGTTCCTATATCAAAAGCAACCGAAGTGTTGTTAGGTATTCTTGCAATTACGCTTGTAGCATCTGCCAAAAACACGGTCTTATTCGCATCTACTAAACTAAAGTTGTAAGTGCTATTAGTTGTAAATATTAAGCTACTGTTTTTTAATTCTGCGCCTGTTATCTTTTTAGAAACATAACCACCAGCACCGTCATCTTCAGCTATTGCAAATTCGTCTGTACTTGCTAAATTACTTGCCTTTGCCGTTAATTGGCTTATCCGTATTTCTGCCATAGTATTTTTTTAAATATAGTTCTAAACGTTTAACGTTTTTTGCTTTTGGTTTGTACTTCATAACACCCATCCTGCGAAGTTATTGTAAGTATTGCTATTCATATCTGCGCCTGTGTTTGCATTGTATTCTGGAAACAATGTACTGTTTTGACAAATGTAGTCTATGAACCTTTCTTTGTAATGGTCGTAAGTCTTTCTTTCACGTTCTATTAAAAAGTCTATTTCGTCTTTACTTACCGTTTCGCTATTTTCTGCTCCGTGTTTATATACGCCTTTGTTGCCTATTGTAATAGCCGCAAAAGGCAAATACTCTAAAAGACTTGCGTGGATTAGACAAGGCTTAATATAAGTCGTTAGAAGGCTTAAATATGGGTCTGCTAAAGTTCCAGCAATTATGTCTGCTTGTATCTTTTCAAGTAGTCTTGTTCCTAACATACCTTGTATGTGTATGTCCTGTGCGATAGAAACGTATTGTATAAACTTGTCTACGTCTACATTACCGTTTACAGAAGTAAACTTAACTACGTCATTTCGTGAAATTAAAAGTGCTTTTGCCATTCTTATTGTCTTTTGTTACTTGGTAAAAAACCTTGATTCGGCATATCAATAGGTCTTTGACTTACTAACTTGCTATTTCTTATTTTATATCCGTATTTTTCTGCCTTTTTAACTGCAATACGTGCTGCCTTTGGGCTTCTTACGTCTATACCTGTGCCTTCAAAACTTACATATATTTGTTTGTTCCAACGGTGATAACAATTACCACCGCCTTTCCACTTCCAAATAGAATAAGTATTTGTGCCACGTGGCCCCCAACCTTTGTTTACTTCTTGTGTACCCATTCTAATTATATCTTCTTTACGATATATTTTGTCTGCTTTCATCATATTAGTACAGAAAGGTCTGCTATCGTCTTTTCTTTCGCCTTCATAAACATAACGTGTAATAAACTTAATGCCGTCTATTACTCTGTCTTGTCCACTTTTAGCATTTGGAAACGCTGAACCTGTAGAAACAAGGTTTACAAGCTTATCAGTCATATTTAATTTGACCGCCTTGTTTAACATTTCGTTTTCTTCTTCGTCTATGTCGTAGTCAACTTCGTATTCGTCAAGTAACAACCATTCTGGGTGTGCGTCTTCACCTAAAGCAATAAGTTCTGCTGCTGCTTCGTCTTTGCTTAATTCTACGCCTGTTTCTTCTTCAAGTTCTTCTGTTCCTACTTGAACACCTATTTCTACAAATTCAAGTGGTTTAAGTGTCTTAAAATACAAGTTTAAAGATATGTTGTTATAAGCTAGTATTTCATCAAATGCGTCTATTAGAAGTTCTTGCATTGGCTTAATTACCATATTGTTGAATAGTGCAAAACTGTCTTTTAGTTCATCGGAATTACTACTAAAGCCATTGCTTGACGCTATACCAAAAAGTAAAGGTGAAGTAACGTTATGTGCTAACATTATCTTTCTTAAACATTCTTCGCTTAATGTACTATACAAGTCTGGTGCATCGTTTACAGGCATCGCATCAACACTTGTCTTACTTTCTGCGTTATTGTTAAAGGCAACTATAAGCTTTTCACCGTAAGTACCTGTAAGTTGGTTAAGCACTTTGTTCTTTATCAAGTGTTGTTGTTCTTCGCTTGGTATTCCGTTGTTGAAGTTTACTACCGTTCTACCACTAAAGCCGTTGTTTACTTCGTTAATTAGGTAGCAGCTTATGTCTTCTTCTAAAGCACAATAAGGTAAACCACCTGTATAGTCTACAAGTGCAAAATATTTCATTCCAACACTATAAGGTTTTACCATTAGAATTTCAAGTCCGTCTTTTGAACAACCAAAAGCACTAATTCTTTTAGGTGGGTATTTCTTTACGTCTGACCAATCGTCTGAATAATAGTAAGCTTCTATTTTGCCTTCTTCGTTACACTTCTCTGGTCTTAATAACTGAACAGGTATATGGTGAACGTTTACAATCTTCTTACGGTCTTTAGAATATATTACTTGCATTGCACATTGTCCAAGTAGTTTTAAGTCTGTTACAAGTTGTCTAACGTCTTGCTTCTTAAACAACGACATCATTACTGCGTAGTCGTTTGGCTTTACTTGTGCGTCTGTAGCGTTTAAGCCTTTACCGTATACCAACCTTGTAATGTTGTTTATGATAGCATTGTTTGTTGTGCTATTAGTGTACATATTGATAAGGTGATTGTAATATAAATTGTCTTCACCGTATTCTACCCAATCGTTGCGCTTACTTTCTGTTATTACAGGTGCTTCGTATGTGCTTAATTCTAATAAGTGTATATTATTACTCATAAATTATAAATTCGTTATTTGAAACGTTAGACGTGTATTGTCCGTCATTGACTGAATAGTTGACTACAGGCGTTTGGTTCGTGCAGAATATTCTGTCTTTATGTACTGTTGTAGTTCCGTTTTTTAGTGTAAGCTTATAAAAGTTGTTTTCAATTAAGCTAAAGTCACCGTTTACAAAAGTAGCGTTTATTGTGTCGTAGTAGTCGCCATTTGTAAAACTTGTGATCGTAATAGTAACTTCTTCACCTGTCGCTTCGTTCTGAACAAGTAACGTATCGTAAGTTTGGCTTCTTGGTATGAAGCTAAAACTTTGCTCTGTTGCTATTGCTTGAAGTATTACCATACTATAATAACTAAAAAAGTGTAAAACTGTTTTCTTTTCGTGTTTATGTAAAAAGAAAAAGCACCCCGAAAGGTGCTTAATCTACATTATGAAAGGAAGGAAACTTACGAAGTTACGATTACTGCATTGTCAGTACCATTAAAGAATACTGCTGCTAAAGATGTTTCGTCTGTGCAGTCAATAAAGTTTGCTGGGAGTTCTTCTTCTGCCGTGAACGTTAAAGAGTAACCGTTGAAGTCACCTAACGCTGCACCACTTGAAATTTCACCAGCAGAAACGTCTGCACCTTGATCAAGTCCCATTAAGAAGAATTGGTCTGTCATTGTTCTTACAACAATTCTTGGTCTTCCGTATGCAAGAAGCTTTACGTTTTTAGTAGTTACTACGTCTTGTCTTTTAAGTGCAGCTACTAAAGTCTGTGTAAAGAAAGTTGTTCCGTTATCACGTGAAGAATTGATTGCAGTTGTAAAAGAATTTTGTGTAGACTTTAATTCAAACTTGTATAAGTTCATTGCCGTTGCCGTGTCAATAGGTACCCAAGTATCTATTTCGTCTTCTTCTCCTGTTCCTGTTGAATAAACAACAGAATCCGAATTTAATTTGTCGTAGTTGATTATGTAAATTGCCTTTAAGCCAGAAACTGAATCCTTACATTGTTCTATACGACCATTGCTAATATCACAAGCCATTTGTTTTTAGTTTTATGAACAAAAAAAGGAGAAGGCGCTTTACCTCCTCCTTTAATATAGTTCTGGTTTATTATTATGCTCCGTAGTAAATTACGTCTTCAGCAACTCCGATTTGTGCACCAGCAGCCATTCTCATAACTACTCTTACGTTGTCTGAACCGTCATATTGAGAAACGTCAATTACTCTTGCTTCTTGTGTGTCTGACAATAAAGAAACACCGTAGTAAAGGTTAGAAATC